GAATAGCCGAAGAATTGGCCGCTATGTTGGTATTGGTTGCATATTCTGATGGCATACAGGGTATCCTCGAAGAAGATTATATTGAGGTTATTGATCGTAGATAGGCATAGCATGAGATAGCACAGTGATTACACGCCGCTGTGATCTGCTGGCGTAATAGGCATGAGATAACAATCTGCTACTATCATTAGAGCCCTCCATTATCTATGACTCATCTTATCTGATGTTATCAATGTGGGATGAAATTGGTTCATGATCACCACTATGCCAACTAGAAAATCCAGCCTAGTAGTTCATGGTCGGAAATCCTATAAGAAGTCTCATCGGGTGGTGGGGAGGGGTATATGCACCAGCCGTTATATCGTTGCATCGTAACATGCCCCAGCAAAAAAATATCTAGTTTCTGGAAACATTCTTCATTTACATTGTTTTAGCTATTGATTGTCTGTGTGTGTCCTTGTATATATAAGCCACATGACATCCCGTTACCCAGATAAGGATCTTACTAAGCCAAGCATTATGCTGTTGAGGAGTTTGGCTAGTGCATTGGGTCTAGGAGCAAGTAAAGATCCAGGAGGGTATGGTGGTATGAAGCTTGAGAGGAAGAGATTGTCTGATGCTCTGAAGAATAATGTTTCTGATCCTAGGTTGAGTGAGTGGGATCGGGATATGATAAATGGGCTTGATTAGCTGATGCGCGACCAAGAATGCCCGTAAAACTGATCTTTAATGAAACACAATGCCACCATAGCGGAAAAGGCTAAATTTAAGATAGATTGCGTCCCAGTACATGATGAAAATAAGTCCTGGACATGGATTTTAGGAGAATGGAGGGATGGGGAATATTCAGTTCATTGTTCTGGGCGATCATATTCAGAGGAATCTGGGAAAACTTCGGCTAGGATCTTGAGAGATCAGATTATTGATGGGAGGGAATTGTAATTTCTATGGAGGCATAGCTCAATGGTTAGAGCAATCGGCTCATAACCGATTGGTTTCTGGTTCAAATCCAGATGTCTCCACTATATAAAATATTTACCATAACCAAAGATACTAAATGGATTCGCAATCCTGAATATGATAAGGCTACTCATGATGTAGAGTTTCCTAAGTTTGTTGAAGTACTAGATCCCAAAAAGAAAAAAGAGATGCGTGAGATATTTGCCCAGCTAGTTAAAGATGGATTATTAGATGGATTAACTATTCATGGAAATGAGTGAAGGACAATCAGAAAGGTATTATTTTCATACTGAACTTCAGGCAATGATACGAACTCGATATGGAAGAGTTTCAGTGTATGAAATTATTGCGACATTGGATCTTGTTAAGAATGAGGTTCTGAATGATCCATCCTTGTATGAGAATGAATAATTTCACTGATCCTGATGATCGCTATTTCGAGATGATGAATAAAATTCTAGAACTAGAATGTAGGATTCATATCCTTGAGTGGAAACATCAGGGAGTTGATGTGGATAATCTTTATCCTAAACAAGAAAAAGATTGCAGTCCTATTTCTCCATATTCTATTTCTTTCCCATCTTATTAAGAGAGCTATTTTTCCAGGCAACTCTTCCGTAGATAGTCTTCTCTGCTATCTCTTGTGGCAGCCTTAAAACATGATGCTTGAGCATCAATGCTTGGTTATGATCCATCTTAGAAATTAGATAGCTGTATTCCTTCCCCTTACTTGCTAGCCTCTTAGCTTCTATGAATGCAGCTTCGTGCGCGTTCATTTATATTGTAAAATAGTTATTGACAGTATATATATAGCATGTATTAGGTGAGATATGAACTCACTATATAACAGACTAAATGCACTTGAGAAAGTGTGTGATGAATGTGGTGGTAGTGGTCGTGACTGGTATGCGTACGACAAATGTGATCCATGCTGGAAATGCAATGGATCTGGTTATGTTGTCACAGAAGAAGGAAAAGAAATTCTTCAACTTCTAATTCATCAACAGGGAAAGATGCTTTCATTTGCTTAGGAGCAGATTTATCATCTTGATAGATTAGGTACTATTGGGTAGTATGATTGGATGAAATCAGAACTTCCATTCATAATGCACCGAGGAGTGAAATACTCAATGAGGAAAGTATGCGGTCATTACTATTCCTATTCTGATAATAAATTTCTTCATAGAGTCATATGGGAAGAAATCAATGGGACTATTCCTAATGGTATGGTAATTCATCATATCAATGGAGATCCATCAGACAATGAAATAAAGAATCTTAAGGCATTAACACCAAAAGAACATGCTCTTGAGCACATGAAAGAAAAAGGATGGCGCAAGTCACTTCAGGATAGATTAGATAAGGCAATAGAATGGAGTCGAACACCAGAAGGAAGAAAATGGCATAGCGAGAACTCTAAGGCAGAAAATAAAACAAGGCCAAGAGATTATCAGCCATGCGCCCAATGTGGCAAGGAAACCATAGCAATGGCAACAAATAAGGAGCGGTTTTGCAGATTGGCATGTAGAAGAAAGTTCTTCGGTAAAACTAAAGAGGTAATCTGTAAAGTTTGCGGTAAAGTATTCTCTACACCTACGCACAACTATGTAACCCACTGCTCAAGAAAATGCGCCTGTCAAACGATTGTACTTAGCAGGGGAGACAAATTGCATGTTAAGTACATCAAAAATCAAGGTGACCAACGCAACAGCTAACATCCGCGCCCGATAAATCATATGTATCTATGTCAACAAATACCATACTAAATCCGAATTTATCAGCGAAGTCATGCATCCATTCCATAGATTGCTGATACTTGGGATCTTCTGGAAAGAGCATGCCGCTGATAAGAATCCTCTTGTTGCCTGGTATGCGGATAAGATTGGTTCCTCCTGTACCTAGATGGGCTGGATCAGTAAGCGTAATATTTGCTCTCTTCTCCAGTTCTTTGAATGACTTAGGAGATAGTCCCTCCCTATTGACTAGGAAATTTTCTTCGTCGATTACGAACAAGCTACAGTCAAGGTGAAAACTCTTGTCGCTGACTTCCTCAAGTGGGATCACTTCAACTCCAGTCTTCTTGGAAATCCAGCTAAATGCCTTGATGTCAGAAAACTTACCATAGCCTCCAAAGTAAACTTTATCCTTCCACTTCTTACAGTCTGCCTCACCTTCAAATGCAAAGGGGGGCTGCACTACAGTATATCCTCTGGACTCAAAGAACTTTCTGCCAACTGGCTCTTCGCATGAACGTCCAGGAGCACTCATTTTTGCCAGCACAATAAAAGGGTTTACAGCAAGAAAAAGATTAGCTGTAAAAGCTAAGTCTTGACATCCTTTTACTGGTGGGATTTCCAGAACAGTTACATCAAGAGCAGTAAGGAGTCGTTTAATTCTAGCATACTGAAGCATGGCTCTTTCTTGATCGATCTTCTTAGAAGAATCCATGAAGACATTATTTGGTATCTTATTATCTAAGTACCTAGGAGGACACATCACGAACTGCGGCTTCCTCTTATAAAGCTCTCCAGCAGTATGATTTGGGGCTACGCCTGAACTAGCCTTAACAACATCTCCTATAGATGTATTCATTCTAGGAGCCCCAGTAATCACTGAGGGAATAAATGATCCGTTAGAATGCTGCTGGTAGTTGAATAAACCCATAATGAAGATAAATATGGCAAATGAATAAGTTATAGTCAATAAGCTTTCGGTGGTGAAGAAGGCTTCGGATACATAGTTCGACCATTATAGTCAAACTATGCTTAGTTACTTTCGTATGGAGCCAGAAAGGATCATCAGCATACCAATTAAGGTATCATGGAATTGCAGAAGGAATGAGGAAGTAAACTGCTCAAGCTCCCATGATCGTCATACACTTATTATTTACCCTTCGTCTTTCATCAGGGGTAAAACCTTTAACTATCACTATGGTCTATCAGGCGATCCGACTCAACCACTGGTCTTGAAGGCAACTCGCTTCAATTCAAGATTCTAATCTTTGGGAGTGTCCCTAAAAGGGAAGGGCCCTCGGAGTGTGACAGCACTTTACGAGGGCCCTGGGGAGGAAAATCTTGTTCAATGCTGTCACATTTAGAACGAGTAGAGAATGATGGAGAATTAGAAAACTGTCAACACTTTTTTAAAAGTGTCCATGAAATCCACCAAAGAGATAAACCAGCAAGCATTTTCTTTTAGAATCCATCTTCATCCTGACTCATGCCACTATAGCTCATGTCCTCTTCACTCTCTGGATTGTCGCTTGTTCCTCTATTTCTGATAAGACGATTCTCCCAATCGCTAATCTCAAGGATGTCTAATGACTCTTTCTCTTCATCAAAATTAAACTCTAGTCCAGCTCTACGCAACATCTGAACTGCATAGACAAGAGAGTCAGCTAAATCGGGAGACTTCTTGAGTCGTTGCTTCATATCCAACTTCTTCTCAATGGCAACCTTTCTTCCCTTGTGATAGTAAAGACGGCTACATAGTTCATTTACAACCTGTGCATGTTTGTCAACATCAATTCCTACTAGGGATCGCGTAGAAAGAGCGGTATGAACAGCGAACCAATATTCCGAGACAATTCTATCATAAGCCTCTTTGCAGGTACGTTTATCCAAACTGCTGATCCTTCTTTCTGTAGGCATTCCCATAGAAGAGATCGGAAAGATAAACATAGCCTCTGGATGCGTCTTACTCCACTCAATGATAATTGATCTCATCATCTTTCCACCATCTCCTGAAATATCTAATCCAAAGTCCCGAGGATGGATTCCATACTCAATACAGTCTTTTACAAGTTGTCTTGCTATTGACTCTTCAAATACTTCTCCAACTGATGCTGCATATTCCCTAGTTCCCAAATAGAATCCAAGGTTCCTTCCTGTATCGTTTTTACCAAATCGGCAGAATGTAGCGGCGCATCTATCTCCACCTGCTGTAAAGGCAGGATCGAAGCCACAAACAACCTTTGTTCGGTCACTCCAAGTAGGTTCCCATGTAATATCACAGCCGGCTATGAACTGTTTAGAGAAAATAGTTAGTTCTACGGAGCTATCAGGCCACCATCCATAGACGTTCCTCCAGTATTCAAGGGCATTTTTGTTCCCATAGCATTGTTTCAGAGATAATTCTTCTCCTTCAATAGTTAAATAACTCTCAAATGGAGGAATAATAGCATCTGGCTTTTTAAAATTAGGGCTATCTTCTCCAGAGAGATGCAAAGCGACACCTGTTCTTGTATTCCATTTCTTTGTATAGCGATTTACCGAGTCCCATTCCATAGGATCGGAAGGTTGGCATAGCTCTGTATGGGGATTATTTGAAGTAGCAGAAGGATTTGCCATTCCTCCAAAGATAAAATCGTAGTTTCGGCCAAGATTAACCCTTGTATCCAATGCGAAGAGATCCATTTCTGCCAACTCATCCAAAAACAATCTCATTCTCCAGTTTTTACGGCCTCGTGTATTTTCGACAGCTCTTTTTCCTTCTCCGCCTCTGGGAAAAGCAAGAGCTTTGATTGCATTTGTGTAATCTCTTTCAGGATCACGTGTGTCAATAGACTCGAATACAATCATCCTTCGATAATCTATCATATTACCAATAGAAGCATCATTCCCATACTCCTTTTTTAGGTTTCTCATAGCAATTCTATAAAGTGAGCAAACCTTTCCCCACAAACGATCCTCTGAAGCCTCTAAAGAGGTAGAGGCAACATAGGTTGATGTCATATCGGGAGCGCAAAGCCAGTCTGCAACAATACAAGCAGCTATTGAAAATGTTTTGCCACTAGAGGCACATCCGGCAATACCCCAGTCATTCTCATTACAGAACAAATCAATAATATCTAGTGTGTAGTTATTAGCAACCCCTTGAGATTTAAGAGATACATCATTTTTGTAGATCAACCCAAATAAGTTGACCATATGTTGCGCTGGATTTTTAAGATCGGTATCTTCTATCCTTATCTTTCTTCGTGCCATCTCTCTTTTTCCAAACTTCCCTCGTGTTAGACGATAGGCAGCAAGTTCACGAATAAATTGCGGTTGATTTTCTAAAAATGAAATACCATAGGTTGTATCTATTGGTGTATCTAAGCAAAGTCCGTTGTAAGTCATGTATAGAATACTTGACATATTCATAAAATAATTGCAAGAAGTAGGGACAACGCATGAAATTAAAAGATCGCAATGGCCCAATACCACAGGGATTATGGTATCAATACAGTGATGATAAAGGGAATACGCATCGCGTTAATGGAATGGAAGTTACTTTTGGGAGTCAATTCTTTCAGAAAGTAAAATCTGATATGAAAAACAACAATGTCGCTATTCCAGAAAATCTTGAGTATTTGATAGAACAGCAGATTTGTAAAAGGATTGCTGGACAATACTGCTGGCAGGAAGCAGGTGATGCGGTTGCAAATGTAATCCATTCATTTGCACATCTTGGAGATAAGGTTGCTGCAACCTTTGGGGTAAATTCTGAACTAGAGACAAGGGCAAAGAATTGTCCATCCTGTCAAAAGCGTAGAGACTTACTAAATCAAACAATCGGTTAATATGGCTAAAACAAAAAACTCAGCCATTAGAGAAGGTGTCTCTAGTTGGGGCTTTAACACTATAGATTCTAATGGTATTGCTCCTGAAAGCAGGGTACAGACTGCAAATGATGCTTATACAATTTGTTACAATCTTCGTTTAGACAATGCTGGCAGGGAAAGAAAATGGGGAAGAGTTTACAAGTGCTATAAAGGTTTTCCACCTACTGACTATTCTCAGGTAGCCTCTAAGCAACTTTCAGGAATGAGTAATGTTCCATTCCGTCAGATGAAGTTCATCGTCGATAACCAAAAATCCTCATTTGTTGATATGGTTATGGAGCGAAATACTGCTGCCACCATTGAAACAAAACTTGGAAATCCTACAGAGAAAGGACAATGGAGTGATCTTATTGGGAAGGGATTCGACCGAATGCTAAGATCATGGGTTTCCTACAATTACAATGTAGAACTCGATGTAGAGGAAATGACACTCTATGGAAAGGGATTTGAGATTGCCGAAGATCGTTCTGGATGGCCTACGAAGAGCTTCCATAACTCCAATGTTCTTATTCCAGACAAGACATATGCCGATCTAAGCAATCTTGGTGAGATGTGTATCAAGCGTTCTTATACACCTCTTGAGTTCTGGCTAAAAATTACTGGTGGTGAAGATGATCCAGAGAAGGCGCGGGAATATGCAACCGATATGGGATGGAACTTCTGGGCTTGTGTAGATGCACTTAGGATGTTCACTACAAACTATCGGAATACTTATACGAATACCGAGTGGCTTCGTGATGTTTCTAGTGGTAACATGAATCTATCGCGTCTCTACACTCTACGAATCGAAGTCTATGAACTCTATATCATGGAGTTTAACGGAAGCATTTCTAAGATGCTTCTTCTCCAGAATTACGGCGGTCTTGTTTTGGGATACAAGGAAAATGGTAGAAAGGATCTTACTGACGATGAGTACCGAAACCAAACAGGATTTATCTATTATAAAAAGGATTGGGTAGATAAAGATGAAGATGGATGGGAGGATATTATTGCTCCTATGACTGACTCTACAGGAAGTGGAATCTGGCATGAAATCCAGGGACTAGCAGAGGCAGTATTTATCCAATGTCGTGCCTATGACATTCACATGAATAGAATCATGGATTCTGTAGACTGGAATACTCGCCTCATGCTTAAGGGAGGATCTGCTGAATCTACTAAAAAGCTTAAACAAATGGAGTGGATGCCGTGGATGGTTCTTCCTCAAGATGTAGAACCGCATCAAGTTTCAGTAAATATTCCATTCCAAGAAGTTTTATCTGTAATCCAATCTTATCAGGGAGATATGTACCGTGGAATTGGTGCATACAATATCGGTCAAACAAAGGGCAATAAGGCAAAGACAAAGAAAGAAGCGGAAATGGATGCCGCCGAATCTGCGAAACTTCAAGGCACACAAATTCGCCGCTTCAATGATAACCAGACTCGTTGGCTCCGAATGCTTTATAAGCGCATGAGTCGGACAACTAAGGGAGGATATGGGTACAAACTTAAGCAGAAGTTTGTTGACTTCATGGAAGAAAACGGAGTTCCAAAGGAAGCTTGGAAGTGGGAAAACATAGAGCGCATTGAAAGCAACATGCTTTCTGGGTCAGGAAGTCCCTCATACAAGCTCATGGCTGCTCAGCAAACGGTTTCTTTAACGGGGATGACACCTATGAACGATGGACAGGCAAATGCTATTGCAGATGCTATAGCGGCTCTTAATGGACGCTCTAATGTCAGTCGTTATGTTCAGTCCAGCAAGGTTGAGATCCCAGATGAACAAGGAATCATCTCGATGGAGAACATTGGAATGACTGATCCCAAGGGAAATGCAGCCAACTTCAAGGTTTATCCAGATCAGAACCACGTCGAACACTTCAAGGGGCATATTCAAGATGCTGGCGCGGCGATGCAGGAGGCTCAACAAGCCCTCCAAAGTTCAGGAATGCAGCAGAATGCTCCAGCAAAGAATCAGCAGTCACAGAGCGTTCCTGATGAGGCATTCCATCTCATTAAAGACATTTATGCCTGCATGATGAGGTTTAGAGGGCCGCATCTCGTTGGCCATCTTGGATTCATCCAGAAAGATCCAACTAAGAAACAACTTGCAGATCAATTCGGTCAGCAGATGCAACAACTTCAACGTGGAGTTGATGAAATTGGTAGTCAGCTTACCCAAATGGCTAAAGCAAGACAGCAGAAGGAAGGTGAACAGCAGGACGGACAAGGTAATATGTCACCTGAAGATGTTAAACTACATGCCCTTGTTGCCAAGGAAGCCATTCAAACTGACTCACTCAAGAAGAAAGAGGACATCAAACTGGCGGCAATGGCTCAGAAGTCACACATCCATAATGCTAATCAAATGGAAAAGGCTTCTACTGATCTGGCGACGAAGCGTGCCAAAGCAGCGAATGACATCCAAATCCATAGGGCCAAGGCATCCCACAATGCAGCGGCATTGCAGGATCAGCATGAACAAGAAATGCAGCATACAGACCAATCTAACGCACAGGATCAACAGGCGCAGCAAACGGCTATTGCACAGCAAGAGCAAATGGCACAAGGGAACTCTGATGTAGGACAGGAGAACGGTTAATAAATAAAACAATATGGACAAAAACGTATCAAATCTGGCTGCTGCAATCGTCAATGATCGGCGGTACGCTGAACTGAAGACTGTAATCTATGAAGAGTTAGTAAAAAGTGAC